AGTTCTTAAGTGGTCTGGCGACTCTTGGCAGGCTGCTGCAGATATTGGTGGATCTGGTGGAGCAGGTATTGGATATTCTGATCTATCAGTTACTCAAAACTCAGTAGGTGTTGCATCACTTTCTTACAATCAAGTAACGGGTGTATTCTTATATACCCCACCAGACCTCACAGGATACGCCACAACAACTTCTATCGTAGGTCTCGCATCCGAAGGTTATGTTGACAATGCCGTTGTTGGCATGGCGACTACGGGATATGTGGACAACGCAATCGTCGGGTTTGTAACCGATGGATATGTCAACAGTAGAGGATTTACGACTACTGCATATGTCACGAACTACGTCGATACTCAAATTGGTATCAAGACTTTCTCTGGTAGTTACGTTGATCTCAGAGACAAACCTACTATTCCTACAGACACTAGTGATCTAACAAACAATGCAGGTTTTGTAACATCTGGTATTGTTGCAGGGCTTGCATCAGAAGGTTATGTCAATAATGCAACAGCTGGATTTGTAACTACAGGAGGAGCTAGATTCACTGGAATTGTCACTATGGCTGGTGGCATAGATCTAGCAACCAATGAAATAACCACACCTAGAGTGGATGCTGGTGACCTCATTATGGGAGGAGTTCTGTCGAATAGAATTACTACCCAATCAGGAAACCTTATTCTCGATTCGTTTAATAATGAAGTAGAAATTGCTGCTAACTTAAGTCAGACTGGTAATCAAAACATCACTGGTATTATTACTGCAACTAGTTTTGTTGGAGATGGTTCTGGACTTACAGGAGTTGCAGCAACTGACGTAGCTCTCAGTATTAGGGATGAGGGATCTCTAGTAGGATCTGCAAAGACTTTAAACTTTGCAGGTGCTGGAATTACTGCTTCTATATCTGGAGACATTGCAACTGTAACCGTTCCTTCTTTCACAGGAGTTGCATCAACAATTACATCCACTCAGATTTCCAATTGGGATACTTCTTATAGTTGGGGAGATCATAGCGCTGCTGGATATATCACCACCTCAGCGACTAGTACGAGTGAGTTGACTAACGATGCTGGTTTTATTACTGGTATTTCTGGTATCGATACCGCAGGATCTTCTTCCTTTAATCGTCTAGACGTTAGTGGTGATTCTACATTTACTAGTAATGTATCATTCAGTTCTAGTATCTCTCTTGGCAATAATGATAAATTGAGATTTGGTACTAGTGATGATTTAGTAATTTACAGTGATGGATCCACAAGTTACATGGAAGAGAGTGGTGGAGGTTCTTTCCTAATAAAGACTAGTTCTCTTCAGATTAAAAATCCTAGCGATGTCAATTTAGGCGTATTTAATTCGGAGGGATCTGTAGAACTTTGGTGGAATGGTTCTAAGAAATTAGAAACCACTAGTGTTGGCGCGACAGTTACTGGAACTCTTTATGCAACAGAGTTAATCGGTATTGGTTCACAAATAACTGGTATCACCACATCTCAGATCATAGGATACTCTGCTGGTGAAGGTGGAGGTGGTTCCTTCACAAATAATGATGTAGATACTCACCTTAACGTATCTGCTGCTACATCTGATCAAGTATTAAGTTGGAATGGATCCGACTATGCTTGGGTAGACCAATCTGGTGGTGGAGGAGGTATTGGATCAACAACGTTCTCTTACGTCTATGAATCTTCAGACAACAGTCAAAATAAACTAATTCCATTCTTAAGAGACACTCAGTCTGGTGGTGGTTACAGAGAACTTGAAGTTGATAGTGGTGTTCTTTACTTCAATCCATCCAGCAATATCCTACAAACCACAAACCTTAATTGCACTGGACTGACTGCAAGTACCTTAAGTGGTGATGGTTCTAGTGTCACAAGCTTAAATGCTTCCAACCTCTCTTCTGGTACAGTCAATGTAAACCGACTTGCATCCAGTGGAACTCCAAGCAATTCTACATTCCTCAGAGGGGATGGTGTTTGGGCAACTGCCGGCGGCGGAGAAAGTTTATTCAACGTAGCTACGAATGGTGTTTCTCTCGTTGATGGTGGTGGATCAATCGGTCTAGGAACTACAAATCCAGTTGGAGATGCTGTATTACAGGTCAAGAACTCTGTACATCAGGGTAGTGGAGTTGCATCATCTTCGTTTACTGCATCTGCAGGAACACCTCAGGAAATAGATGTTTACGTTGATGACTTTGTAACAGCAGAATACACAATACATATTATCAATGGTAATAACTATCAAGCACAAAAAGCCCTAGTAATGGGTGCAGGAACAACTGCATATGTATCAGAGTATGGATTAATGTACGAACCAAATCGAATCGCAGATGTAACAGTCTCCATGGCTGCAGGACAAATTCAAGTAAACTTAGTTCCTCTGACTGGAATATCTGGAGTTACTACTTACAGATTCAGTGCAAACAAAATGCTTTGAGGGAGGAGTAAAAAATGATTTCTACTGAAGCAGGTTACGAAGAGTGGTTGGAAGAAAGAAGAGTTGCCTTTGAAGAGTATAAAAAAACTCTACCACAAGTTCCAACTTATGGAGAGAAAAAAGAATATGTCATCCTATGTCACAGTAAAGATGACTGGAAACATATCCATGAAGTACTAATGCAAGATGGTACTTTGGAAGATAATATTCCATCTAGAAGTGTAGATTGTCCAAGTTCGTTAAGACACAGTGACGTGAGGGGCGTATACCTTTTAGATGATGATGAAGTTGGTCAACTAAGAAATCATCCAAGTGTGTTGAATATAAACATTAATCATGGAGCATATCCTGGAAGTTACATGGATAATCCCGATGATCTTACATGTAGTTTAACAAAGGAAAATAGATATTCATCTAATGTTTGGTGTCAGGGAGAGAGTAATAGAAATAGTTATCTAACGTCAAGTCCTGGTTCAAATCTAAAGAACAGAGGTTCTCATCAATTATTGAGACATGTTCAAAAAGAAAGTCCTTGGGTTAGTGGTTGGTGGTCCAATGCCGCAAACCAGGACGGAGTTGCTTCTACAACAGGAGCTTACATCCAACTTGGTAGTCAGATACCACAATACGGAACAGGAAAACATGTAGATGTTATTGTATGTGACCAAGACATGTGGTTTGGTCACATTGAGTTTCAGAACACAAAAGGTATAAGTGGCATTTCTTCATCAGATACTCCACAAAATTATGTTGGTGGTAATGCATTATCTAACAGAGGCATATCAACAACTACTGGTACTTGTGATTTGTTGGATCTGACTTTAGATGCACCATACTATCTTGATCCTGACTTTTTTGATGCCGATCCATCAAACAGATTGGAGACTAGATGGGACGGAACTACCGTTCCTACAGATGCAGCAGCAAGAAACTGGTGGAGAAATAATAGTACAACTTACAGGTCACCAAAGTTTGTAAGTATAGGTATTGGAACTGGTGAAGCTGTAGAGGGATCCGCCGAAGATTTTGGTGAGATTCTAGTCAATACTTTGTACAGTAGAGCAAGGGCGAATGGAAGTAATACATCATATCAAACTGGTACTGGTTTCCATGCAACACCATGTGCTTCTCAAGCATATGGTAGACAATATGGTTGGGCATACAATTCAAACAAATGGTTCTTGAATCACTACGGAACCAGTAACAGTGGATGGGAAGTTGGATTTGATCAACAGAAAGTATTTCATCAATGTAAACCAATAAATCCATTATATGGTACACAAGATCCCACAATATCCAGTAATAGTTGGGGACATAGACTAACTCCAGATTCTTCTGGATGGATTTCTCATAGAAACAATGTAACTGGTGATGGATCAGGTCAAGCGTCTTTAGATGGTTCTGACATGGTGTCATACAGCAGTAGACCCAATGCTTTAAATGACTCTCAGATGGGAATTGCATATTCCACTGACAATAGTGTCATTCAAGCAGGAAAAGAACTCGTAGATTCTGGTGTCATCTATTGTTATGCGGTAGGAAATCAAGATCAAAAACAAGTTCTGGGAGCTCATCCAGATTTCAACAACTACTACAGTGATGAAAATGAAAGTGTAGAAGCTGCTAAAAGGAATGCATTGTATTCTAGTATGTCTGGAACTCAGTATTACACTTATTATAATAGACCAGGTTATCCAGGTCACATCGGAGAAAGAACTGATGACAATGGAATCTCTTTCTATAAGACTATTGGAGTAGGCGCTGTCGATGAAACTGGAAGTACAACTGGTGTTAGTACATACTACAGAGAAGTGAAAGCATCTTACAGTAATACTGGTGAAGCAGTGGATGTCTGGGCCATGTGTGACCTGAGTCTTTCAGCGTGTGATGATAATTCTTCCACTCGTTATAATAGAAATGACGCTTATTATACTCTTGATGGAGTGCAATCTGCAGAATCTGAGGACAGATTATTCAATGGTACAAGTTCCGCAACTCCGATTGCTGTTGGACTTATGGCAACAAAACTAGAGTACAATAGAGACTGGACTTGGGCAGATATGAAGAACTGGTTCAGTACATTAGGATCTTGGGCGGATCTAACAGATGCTGCTGGAACATCTGCAGTTTATTCTGGAACTGAAGCTGGCAGTAATATGAATGACAGTAACTGGTTAGATACATATAACTTACAAGGTTCTCAGGCACCCATAATATGGGATGCTCCAACAGGTGCAGAACCTGATGTAACCCGATTGGTTGAGGGTGGAGATGGTATCACATTCACTGGTGACATAACAATTAGAGTCCAAGAATAAATAGTTAAAAAGTAGGTGTCATGACGCAAAAACCTTTTGGTGTAAAACAATTAAATGTAATTGGCGCTGCAGGGACACCGACAATTGAGAGTGCGGGCGATTTAAATATTGGTGGACAGCAGGTTGCAATAACAACAAACACCAGTATCGCAGGTGTTATAACTGCAACATCATTTTTTGGTGATGGTTCTGGATTAACTGGTGTTACTGGTTCGGGATCTGGTGTTGTTATTCAAGAAGAAGGTTCTTCAGTTGGAACCGCTGGTACTATCAACTTTATTGGTGCAGGAGTTACAGCAACCTTATCTGGTGGAATTGCATCAGTAGAAATTACTTCATCTGGTGGTGGTAGTGGTGTTGGTACGGATAATGTAAGAACTAGTACGTTAGTTGTTTCTGGTGTTTCTACATTCCAAAGTTCTGTAAATCTTGGTGAACTTGATAGGCTAAATTTCTATACTGCCAACACTGGAATCTATGGTAATTCTAATGGTTTAAATATTGAAGCCTCTGCTAATAACGACATTAACATCAAGTCTAATTCTTCTGGTGGTAATTCTGGAGATGTTAAATTAAGAACTGTAGAGGGTGGTAGAATTGATCTTACTGGTACTGGTGGTGTAGGAATCTATTACACTGATACTTCATTAAAACTTGCCACCAATTCTACTGGTATTGATGTAAGTGGAACTATTACTGCCAATGGATTAGATATGGAGGATAATGAAAAAATCCTCCTTGGTACTGGTGATGATTTAGAAATCTATCATGATGGTAACTCTTATTTAAGTAACACTAACGCAGCATCTAATCTTTTCGTAACTAGTGCTTTTGGACTACAACTTAGAGTAAACAGTAGTGAAGTAGCACTTTCAGCAGTATCCGATGGCGCAGTAGAACTCTATCACAACAACTCCAAGAAATTTGAAACCACAGGATCTGGTGTAAATGTAAGTGGCATTGTTACCGCAACATCATTCAGTGGTGATGGTTCTGCGTTGACTAACCTCCCCGCAGGTGGTATTGCTGGTATTAATACTACTGGGACATCATATTTTAATGACATTAATATAGAAGATACTGGCAAAATACTATCTGATACATTTTCTGTCAGAGACTCTGGAGATTCCCTCAATAAGATGTTCTTCGGGAACTCTGGTACAGGTCATGTAGTAAGACTTTATGCTAACGGTAATGAAAGATTTACAACTACAGCTAATGGAATATTTGTTCAGAATGAGATAATTACAACTGATATAAAATCAAGTGGTATTTCTACATTTAATAATGTAAATTTTGACGATCAAATTACATATACGGCATCTACAAACAGAATGCAGTTTGGAGATGATGCTGAACTAAGATTTGGTGATGGTGGTGACTTATCAATTTATCATACTGCTGGTGATATTGGAATGTCTTATAATAGTGAAGGAGTTTTCTTCCTTCGCAGTAACACTAATTTCCAAATTGATAAGAATGGATCGAAGAGATTATATGCACACTCTGATGGTGCAGTAGATCTTTATTATAACGACAGTAAGAGATTGGAAACAACATCGGTTGGTGTTGCACTTACTGGAACTGTAGATACTGCAGGTCTTGTGGTGTCTGGTGTTTCTACCTTAGGAGTTACTTCAATATCACAACTTCAAATAGCAGGTGTTACTACTACCAGTAGTGACATTCATCTCAATCAAGATAATGCTACACTAAGAATTGGTGCTAATGGATCTGGTGATATTCGTATCTATCATACAGGAACAGCAAGTGTTTACTATGATAATTATGGAACAACAAAATTCTTAGGTGGTTCTTGGGACTTTAAAAATATTGCAGACAATAAAACAGCTGCACACTTTGATCAAGATTCTGGTCAAGAGTTATACTTTGATGGTTCTAAGAAATTTGAAACCACTACAACTGGCGTTACTGTCACTGGAGATGCATCCGTCAGTGGAGAAGTAACTGCAGCAAGTTACAAATCTAATGATACTACTGGTGATGGATCAGATGTTGGTTTCGCAATAAAGTATTATGTAACTTCTAATGGATCTTCTGCGTATCGTTTTGCAGGACCAGGACTTGTTAATACCACTGACAACCCAACTCTATACCTACATAGAGGATTTACATATATCTTTGAAAACTCCACAGGTAGTTCTCACCCATTCCGCATTCAATTCACCAACACTAACGTTGGTGTGACGACATATCTAAGTGGTTCAAATAATGGAACACAAGTCTTTACAATTCCATTTGATGCACCATCCAGTTATGAGTATCAATGTACATTGCATAGTGGAATGAAAGGTACACTGGCTATACCAACGTAATTCTTATTACAATATGAAGTGCCCTAAATAGGGCATAACGTGCATAATATCCTTTCACATGAAGAAATTTATTCCTCTTATTATGCTACTGATGACCGCAAGTGCAGCAAATGCCGGCGGACTGGTTACAAAACATGCTTCCAGTGTTCAACTAACTGTTGACGCAGCAAGAACTACTGCAACTCGCTTAGGAAATTCCTACAGTGTATCAGGTAATAATGTGAATACTACTGACGGCACAACAACAGGAGCAGTTGCTACTGGTGATATCACAAGTGGTATCTACTCTCCTGGTTCTATTGATGCAACCCAGGCAACTGCTGGAGAAGCGTTTTCTTTCAGCACCTCCTTTACACAAGGCGATGCAATCCCAACTGCAGCTCCTACTGTAGGTGATGTGCCTAACTTCTCATCACTTACTTCTTACACAGCTGGCACTGCTGGAGATCTGGCAGGTACAGTGACCTCTGCAGGTGCTCTAACTGTAACCGCAGGTGGAGCAGGTTCTTCGGCTACTGGTCAGTTCGTTTCAGAAATTACTGTTATCGACTGATGACTAGATTACAAGAAGCAATCGGTCTCGGATTGGTTCTTGGGGTGATTCATGGACTACTTCAACCCGCATACTCGGTTCCAGTGGTCCCGAATTTTACACAAGGCTCCATGACCAGCCATACGGAGACGACTAGTAAAATCACAGAAACCATCAATTCGATGGATTATAATACAGGTTATCAGTATTCAGCAACTGGATCTGGAGTAACCGCAAGTGGAAACCTTTCCCCAGGGACAGGTTCAGTTAATGTAACTATTAATGGAGTGACATCATCATGGACTGGTGCAACAAGCAAACCAACGTTCACACAAACGACACCAGGGGCAGCGTTTCAGTTCACAGAAACTTATTCAGGGCCGGGTCTGAGCAACCATACAATTATCCAAAGAGAGACCGAAGTAACAAGCGTAACAGACACTACAAGTATCTTCTCCCAGTAATTCTAATTGGATTTTTCCCATCTCAATCCTTTGCAGAAACTGTTGGTGGCGTCTCTGCTACCGCTTCTCCTATTGCTAATAGTAGTGGCAGCGTCACAAACCAGGCAGTCCAGGTGTTGCAAGGTCCATATATTACGAATACGTACGGCGGTGGAATCCAGTGTCAGGGTCCTACAAGAAATTTCACCCCATTTGTAACAGGAAACGTATCGGCATCAAAACCTTTTGAAGATTATTATGACAGTCCTGTATATGATATGAGTGATAACACTGGCGCCTTCGATGATGAAGGCAACCCTATTGGGGATGGTCGTTTAGATAATCCTGGTTCTGTGCAATTTTATGATCCAGTCAGAACGGGACAGAAAGATAATTATAACCTCTCTATCGGTTTTTCCATGACTTGGAGTACACCGACAGATAAAAAGTTACAGGATCAATGTAAAGAAGCCGCAGCAACTCAGATTGCATTACAACAACAGTTGACTGCAAATAAGCGCCTTGACTTTGAGATCGCCAGACTTAAGAATTGTGGCGAATTAATGCAACGTGGAATATATTTTAAACCTGGTACAGAGATGGCAAAGATTTGTGCGGATGTGATGGTAGTTGGTAAAAATACTATTACGCCACATCGTCACAATATTCCACAGTCTACTTCTTCTTCATTAACCGTAATGCCCGAATTGCAGCACTCCTCTGACGCTGCTCATCTCGGCGATCCCTTACAGACTCGACCTTTACGGTCTTTCCCCTGATAGCAGCAATCTTTTTGATAACTTTCTTGACCGTTGGTTTGACTACTTTCAACAGTAAGTCTGCCAACGGTTTTGCTAATAGAGCGGATGTTGTAGCGACCACAGCAATACTAGCAGTAGCAGTTACTACTCCAGGGTTGGGAATATTTTGTACAATTTGATCGGGAATGGTAAGATTTTCAGTTACCACCAAACATTCTTTACCGACCTGTTCATAACCAGTAATCTTTTTGTTACCCTCTAGGATTTTTCCTACAGGGTTTTTTAGTTGTTGTTCTCTAGTGGGACACTTTGGTGGTGGAGGTGTTTCGGCTTGTGTTACTGGCGCTATCTCTGGTTCTGGTGTCGGAGCTACTTTTGGAACAGGTGGCTCGTAGTTGTACTCCAATTCATCTGGGTTGTAATCAATCGGTCCAAAAGATGGCACACCCGCATCACAAAAAGTCTTTACACCCTTGGGATCATCTTCACCAAGAATACCACTTTTCTCTCTTGTGGTATTTTGTTCATGTGCTTCTACGCACCCAGGCATATTGACAATAGGCACACCAATCTCCACCGTTACTGGTGGAGCAGTGAATATTGCTGAAGGATTTGTTGTCCATCCAGGTGGTTGATAAACCTGAATGTCGGGTATATTTACATCATCAATAGCAATATCTTTAATACGAATATCCATTATTAAAAGAAACCTAACAATCGTTAAATACCTGCCCGACTTCTGATCCTACTTCAGATCCAACGTTGGTTCCTAACAAAGTTGCCCATCCTGCAGCCAACCATCCGATATATGGAATGTTGATTACAGCGGGAACTGCAACACCAGCAGCAATAGCACTACCTGCCATTGCACCCTGTGACCGTGCTCCAGCGTCCGCCACGATGCACTCTACGTCTTTCGCAGTCTTTCCCTCGCCGTCCAATACGGCACCTCCTGAACCCATATTACGGGTGCCTTCCATTGTATATTGATCGTAACGAGTCTCGCGACGAATTTCTGTACCGCCACCAAACAGTCCTTTCTTATTCTTATCGGAAGCATGAGTTCTAGATGATTCTAAAACTTTAGGATCATTTGCACGATATTCAATTGTATATCCATCTTTACCTGCCTTAATTTTATAAGACGAGTAAGGAGTATGTGGAATATTGAATGCAGGTGGTTGATGAACCTCAGGTTGAGGTTTCAGTAAATGTCCCAGAATACCAATGTGAGCAACTCCAACAATTCCACCAACAGTAATAACAAACCACTTCATCGGTTTCATAGTTTTTACCTCTTTCTTGGGTTCTGGATAGTAGTCGCCTGGTTCCTCTTTGGTACTCTGGAATAACTTCATGGCAATCTTACTCCTGATGCAGGACCTGTCTCACCAAAAGGTACTGCTGGACCAGTTTCTAAAGGAATCAAACCATCCATCAGACCTGGTAGTTCATCAGTGATTGCTCCTGCAACCAGTTCTGTTAGACGTTCTTTCGCTTCTTCTCTCCACGCATCTTGGTTCATAACAATATAAACACTCCCACCAATGAATGCCAATGAGGTCAGACCTGATAGGAGTGCAATAACATTAATTACTTTTTGCATCGTCAAGAATTCGAGTCGCTCCTATTTAGCGTTTGAAGAGCGTCCACGGTGTACAACTCACCATCTTGCAATGTTTCATCATGAAGATTCGCAATGTCTAATAGACCTTCTGCGGAATACCAAGGAGCAGTTTCCCAGTCGAAACCTTCTCCGAATGTGTTGTCGGCATTAACGATATACCAGTGACAAGATGTGTCAGGGACATCAACAGCACAATGAGACCAATCATCTGACCATTGGGGGACTTGAACCCATAGAGTTACTGCAAACAGAAAATTAAACAAGTGTGCCATGTGTCCTGCGGATTTCACGAAGTTCTTCAAAGTTCTTCTGTTTTGTTCCACCATCATACGCCCAAGCGTATCCCTCGTCAATCATTTGTTCGTTGAGCGACACATCTGCGTCCCCAATGTATAACCACCCGAGAAGACGACCATACTTCCCAACACCGCCAACAAGCTCAGTCCTAATGACAAGATCATCATCACCAGCGATAGCGCCGTCCAGTTTCTCTTTGAGCCAGTTTGTTGCGTCGATTCCAAGGGCTTTCTCCTCTAGGTCTCTCGTTCTTTTCTCTGGCGTGTCCACACCAGCAACTCTAACTCTCTCTTTTTTATAAAGGTCAAAACCGAGATCAATTGTGACATCGATCGTATCCCCATCGACGACTCTATTTATTTTCGTCACTCGGAAGTTGTAACAACTCTTCCGACTTGGAGGTGTCATTGCGCCCATAGTTTTTTTCGTATCTATTCATATATATCTCCTCTAAATCCTTCTTTATTACATCTCAGTGCAACTGTAAATCTATACCTATCTCTGAATGCAGTTGCTCTATGTGGTATGTTTGCATCAAAATACAGTAACCTATTTTGAATTGGACGAATACCTATGATTTGATTATCAACAAAAAATTCTGTTGTCCCTCCATCATTCATATGCCAATTTTCCTGTGGATAATAAATGAATGTTACTCCTTCATCACAATCCGTATGGAAGTATGGAATCTCTTCTGGTGCAAATACATTCACCGTCACCCAATATATCTTTAGACCGTTTAAATATCTTTCAACCTTACTTTGAAAGAATTTATACATCTCACTCCCACTTAGGATATCGGAAACCATTCCGATTGGTGGAGTTGATGGATTATCTGTTGTACCATAACGAAATTTTGCACTCAAACAATAATCAAGTACAAATTTATTTTCTTCTGTTGTTAAAAAGTTATCTTCGGTTGTGATCATTTATATTTTATTGCAACTGTAAATCTATGGCGATCTCTGAAGGGAGTTGCACGATGTTCTATATTTGCATTAAAGTAAACTATTCTATTTGGCACTGGTGGAATACCTAAAATTTGTTTTTCAAGAAAGAACTCTGTTGTCCCACCGTCATTTATATGCCAATTCTTTTGCGGATAATATAAGAAAGTGATACCTTCAAGACCATCAATATGGAAATATGGATTTTCACTGGGAGAAAAACAATTTATATACACTCTATCTAAATTAAGATTTCCAGCAAGAGTCTGAGTTTTAGATTTAAATAACTCACATATTTTCTTTTCTCCAACCTCATGAATCATACCTGTAGGTGGAGTAGTTTCGGTATCAGTTTCTCCGTAAGTATACATCGACGATAAACAATACTGAAGAACGGTCTCATGTTCTTCAGATGATAAAAAATTATCCTTTACCGTGATCATTTTCGTCCTCTTCAAGTTCTGCATACGCCATTTTCATAATGGTGTATATGTAATAAGCAACGCCCGCTAGAAGAATAACGAGACACCAGATGATTGACCAGGTGACTCCGTTTGGATCTTCTAACGGGCGTAGAAATAAATTCATTTTTTCTTTTGCGACCTATCGGACATCGTGTCCACCAAACATGGCGCGCATACCGTTTAGAACCTTGGCTGCGAAAGCACCAAGACGGCGCGACTCAAAACGTGACCACAACGCACTACTGATGACAGGAGCGGGTACGCCAAGGTCCACAGCAGCATGGACAGTCCAACGACCTTCGCCACTATCTGAGACGCCCCCAGCGAAGTCACTAAGCTCTCTATCCCTGCGTAGTACATCCGCAGTAAGGTCAAGTAACCAAGACCCAACAACGCTACCGCGCCTCCAACACTCAGCCACTTTAGC